TCGTGATGCTCTTCCTGGTGGTAAAGGGCAGGAATTTTTCTCTCGTATTATGGTACGTGTGCGCAAGGGAGAAACCATCGGTGACCAAAAAAGTCCTCAAGGATTTTTTATAGAAATGAAGGCTGAGAAAAATAAGACCCATACACCCTTATTAACGTCTAGTGTGCCTTTTTACTATACAGGTTTACCTGATCCCATCTATGAAGCGTTCATGATGGCCTCAGATTTAGGAATCGTTGTTCGTAGTGGGCCTCAATATGCTTACCCTGATAAAGAAACTGGTGAAGTGGTATATAAAGCACTTGGGCGAGAGAAGTTTTTACAATTGATGAAAGATAATGAAGGATTACGGACATCCATTGAAGCAGAGATAAGGAGTATGGAGTAATGACTACACAATCTTCAGTAGGTACATTAGCTGGTGATTTAGATAGTATTCTTCGCAGTTTTGCTAGTATGCTTGAAGGTATTTATCATATAGACGAAGAATTGGCTGCGGAAATGGCAGAGAAGTTTTCTAATAAGTTACGTGAGAATGCTAGGGGTATATATGCAGAAATGACTGCAGAGATTAGTGAAGGGTTGAAGAAGCCTGCTAAAAAACCTCGTAAGCGTCGGATGAAACCAGAGGTAATGGATTCGCCAGACTTTGCTGATGAACCAGACCGTGCTATTGGGCAAGAAGAATTGCCTGCGAATGAAAATACATTACTACATGCCGAAGATCCCGGTGATGTTGATTTACTCGCTGAAAAGCTACTAAGCAATACTCGTGTCACTGACCGTGCTGGTGGGCCTAGTACTTCTAGTTGGGATACGAATAATCCTACTATGCGTCGGATTGGCAAATGAGGCCAGAACCACGTAAGAAAGATACTCCAGAACAGTTCTTAATGGCTTCTTGGGTTAAAGAAGCTGGCTTTGGTAGTATCTTAGAACAAGATTTTGAACCATATGTAGTGGATATATACATCCCTGATTTGCTTTTAGCGTTAGAGATTGATGGCCCATACCATATGACTCGTAGGGATGAATATCGGGATGCATATATTCGAACTAATTATAATATTGAAATATGGAGGTATCCGCTAAAGATTGTTAAATCGTCTTTTAAAGCCGAATTTGTTGATAATTTATTAAAGTATGCACAGGAGCAAATAAATGCCTAAGCTAAGTCAAGTATTACAAGAACGAGAAAAACATTGGATAGAATCAGCGTTTGATAAGTATGATTTAACGCAACAACGAGCATCATATAAACGAACTCATTTTAGTCCATCACAAGCTCATTTATGCCCACGAGCATTGTATTATTACATGTTAGGGTATGACCAAGATCCCATAGCTTCCCAGAATCTTCGGCGTATGGGTATTGGTACTGTATTCCATGAATTCATAGAGAAGAAACTGGTAGAAACTGGATTAATGGTATCGTCTGAACAAGAGATTACGTATGAAGATCCACCTATTAGAGGATTCTATGATGCAGTCATTAAGCGTCCATCAGATGATAAAGAGATTCTTTTAGAGTTGAAGAGTATGGCTGAACCAAAGAATCCTAAGTTTGCCGATTATCTTCCTCGACATGATCATTTGATTCAATGGAATTTGTATTCGTTGATGACGGGTATTGATGAAGGAATTATTTTTTATATCAATAAGAATAATCAACAATACATCATCTGTGAAACAGAACGTAATGAATCTATTATTTCGACTACTTTAGAGAAGTTTAAACAAGTACAAGAATATTTAGATAATGGTGAACATTTTCCATATCAACCCGAATGGAAACATGATTGGTGTAATTATCGAGCGACTTGCGAAAAAGATTATTTTATAAAAGGAATTTAATATGGTTAAAGTATCTACATTTTTAAATAAAGCGGCGGAATTACATAACGTTGATATTCAATATCCAGTACCGGAACGGCCTGACGGGAATCATCATTATACTTTTCCCATCAATGCAGACCGTTTAACCGATGTTGAGATTGATAATTGGCTTTTATTCCTAGGAGCATGGCGAAGCTATCTGAATTATCAGATATCTCGTTTAGATGGAGAGCATTCTGTTCTTTCTGAAGGATATGACTTGCTCCTATCATCTAAAGTTGCCGTTCTAGAAAAAGAATCAGAAAAACGTCTTCTTAAGGATTCCCTAAAAGGGCAGGCTCTTGCGGAAGATGATCAACTACAACAGCTTAAAATTCGTACTATTGGACTCAATGGTGAATTAAAATTACTGAAAGGTCGTTTGAGTCTTTATGATTCTCAATTTGACACTATTAGCCGTGTGGTTACACGGCGTGGACAAGAACGTTTCAAAATATGAGTGTCTTGGGCCTGGACATCAGCACTTCTAAAATTGCCATTGCAACCCTTTCCTTAGATGGTTACGCTGTGGTAGAATTGATCTCTAAATCGCGGTCATGGGAAACCAGACTTAAGGAACTGTACTTACAGTTTCTTCCGTGGGTCGCCTCAAATGTTTCCCCAGATGATTTAGTTTGTATCGAGGATATTCCTTTAGTTCAGAACCGTCAGTCCTTGATTAAGTTGGTTCACGTATTAGCTATGTGTCGTGTTGTGTTTATGGAGCATGATATGGATGTTTTCACCGTCAATGTGAAGACGTGGAAAAAGGATGTTATTGGTCACGGTGGAGCCGATAAGGATAAAATAAGGGCAATGGCTATTAAAATTTTAGGACAAGATGTTAGTAAGTTATCGCAAGATGCTATCGATGCGTTAATGATAGCTAAATGGGGCGAATTACGTGTATCTCCTTAGGGACATCATAATATATAGATCCTGGTAATTAAACGGCTTCTGGTTAGTATCTGAGGCACAGAAGCCGTTTTTATTTTGTAAAAAGTGGAGTGAGGAAAGTGAAAGCAGCTACATATAACCTAACGGATAATGCTTCTAAAATTTTAGAGAAGCGGTATTATCTAAAGGGCGAGGATGGTACTCCTATCGAAGATGCCAAAGGCATGTTTGATAGAGTGGCCCGTACA